TCTTTGAACGTGATGCGGTTTACCGATACTCATAGTCCGTTCAGCTTGTTTGTTCGTGACTACAACAACATTGCGTATAAACCTCGTCATTCTTTCACTGAAGCTGAGATTGACACGATCCTAAAGAATAAGAAGATCCCTGTCGATGAGTTTAAGCATCAACGTTTTGACACGCTTCGTGCAGAGATTCGTGGACGTAAGGCTATTGGCACCTTGGCGGTGCTTGCTGCTGGAACCATGTTTGTCAATGGACGTATTCGTGGATCAGGTCATTTCGACACACAAACAAACTCTGTTCGGCGTGAAGCTAACTGGAAACCCCTTACCTACATGGGTAACGACGGTAACTGGTACAGCTACGAAAACTTAGGTGCAATCACTGACTGGTTGTCTGTCACTGCTGATGTCATGGATAACTTTGGTTCCCTTGATGAAGGTGATCTTGAGACTACCTTTAACCGTCTTGGTTTCTTGCTGAGTGCACACATGACTAACAAGTCGTTCATGTCTGGCCTTGAGCCCTTGTTCGACATTACCTCTGGCAACGCTGCTCAGGGATCACGTTGGGTTGCAAGTTTCGGTAGTTCTGCTGTTCCTCTTTCTGGTATGCGTAATGAACTTGCACGTGTCATGCACCCTGAACTACGTGTTGTTGAGCAAGACGTTTATCACCTGATTGCTAACCGTAACCCTATTGCTAAGGGTGATTTGGCAATCCAGCACAGTTGGATCACAGGCAAAAAGGTCAACGAACCTTCTAGCTTCTTCCATCGTATTTGGAATGCCATGAGTCCTTGGAAAGCTTACGGCGGTCAAACTGATGAAGAGCAGTTCCTTGTTGATGTTGAGTTTGATTCTCGTCCGTCAATGATGACCAATGGTCGTGGTGTTGAGTACACACCTGCACAACGTGCAGAACTGTATGAACTCATGGGTAGCCAAGGTCGTTTTGCGGCTGAATTGACTGAAATCATGAATCAAAGCAAGGATTTTGTTAAGTCATATCGTGAAGCACAAGCTTCTACAAGTACATATATAGATCACCGTAGGTGGCAAAACATCCACAATCGAATCAACGCTGCTTTGATGCGTGCACGTAAACAAGCAGAAGGAGCTTTGACTGATGCTGAAGAAGTGCGTATGCAACAAACTCAGCAAGGAATGATCGAAGACGCCACTCGACGCGGTGATACAACTTTAGTTAATCAAGTACTGGGTATTTACAAGTAATGGCAACTACACTAACAACTGAACATTCTTATACAGGTAATGGCTCCACTACTAATTACTCTGTCACATTTACATATTTAAAAGAAGCAGATGTCAAGGTAACACTTGATCATGTTGCTACAACTGCATATACGTTTGCTAACGCTTCCACCATTTCATTTACAACTGCTCCTGCTAGTGGAGTAGCTATTCGTATCTTCCGTGATACTGATGTAGATGCAGCCCGATTTGTCTTTTCTTCGGGCTCTGCCCTTAAGGCTGGTGAGCTAAATGAAAACATAGATCAGCTTTTGTATGCTTATCAAGAAAGAACAAGTACTGACATCATTGCGGATCAAGCTGTTACTACAGATAAACTTCGTGATGGTGCTGTAACTTCTGCAAAGATTGCCGATGGTACAATTACCGATGGTGACATCAGTGGCGGTGCTGCAATTGATGGTTCTAAGTTAAACATCGAATTAAATGACCTGTCCAATGTCAACACCCTTCCTGACAATGGTGAGTTTTTAAAATGGACTGGATCTGAGTGGATAAGCGGTGCAGTTGCTGGTGCACTAGGAGGTACTGTTACTAACATTGCCACTGGCACTGGTTTAACTGGTGGACCTATTATTCTCAATGGGACTGTTTCGATTGCTAATGGTGGTGTTGATACAACACAACTTGCAGACAACGCAGTAACGACTCCAAAGATTGCAGATACTGCTGTTACGACTGCAAAGATTGCAGACAACGCAGTAACGACTGACAAGATTACAGACAACGCAGTAACGACTGCAAAGATTGCAAACACTGCCGTAACTGCAGGTAAGTTAGCAACATCCTCAGTAACCACTACTAAAATTGCAGCTAATTCAGTTACTGATGCCAAGCTTGCAAACTTTGTCCAGGACGGTACAGGTGCTACTGGGCTTAGTGTCCACACCAAACTTAAAGAGATTATCTCGGTTAAGGATTTTGGTGCCACAGGCGATGGTTCAACTGATGACTATGCAGCTATTACGGCGGCTATCACAGCCGCTGCCGGTAGAATTCTTATATTTCCCGAAGGTGTTTATCGGATTTCACAACAGATCTTCTTCAAGGAGTCTAACTCCATCATCCGTGGTGAAGGTGATGTAACCATCAAGAGTATGGATGGTATCCATGGCACTATTGGTACTGTGGGTATTGGTAACCCTTACACAGCGACTGAAGCTACAAACGGTGGATGGAAGAACTATCCACCTACTGAGAACCTAACCTTAGAGAACATCAAGATCGACTACAACCGATCCCGATGGTTCATTGATATACCAGCAGATGAACCAACTACGGCAGGACGCTGGATCTCATGTGCACTGTCTATTGGTAATGCTAAGTATATTACTGTAAAAAACTGTCGAGTTACTGACGGCAAACGTCAGAGTATAGATATTACTTGCCCTATGGGTAAGTATGCTTCAGAAGCAGGGGAAGACGATCCAGGCACTTTAGCTGAACTTATCAACATGCCTGCTAGTCCTGTTGATGTAAACGGTGATGCCATCTTTGGGGCACAGTTTATCACTATTGATAACTGTATTGCAGAAGGATCAGGTGATGATGTTATTGCTACTCACTACTGTTCAAACGTTCTAATTAAGAACAGCTTGTTTCAGTACACTAGCGGTAAAGGTGCTTCGTCTAACACGAACTGCATCGAGATTGATGATGGCAGCCGTAACATCACTGTTGACAATTGCACAGCCTATAATGGGATGGGTGGTATTGAGGTAAAGGGTCATCCTCCTACGCCTACTCCTTACAACATTATTATTAGCAACACTCGAATCATCAACTGTGCTGATTCCTTTGAAAATCATCACAACGATTGGGAGGAAAGAGTTGATGGTCAATCAACCAATGCTTGGAACCAGCTTTTAAACACTTGGTATGACGTTAGTTCAACTAGCACTAAAACAGTGTTTGATTGGACCTTCCCGAATGATGACTTAACCAGTGCTTCTGATATTGAAGTGTCATTTGACACTACCACTGGCACAGAGATAGTACAGACAACAGGCTTTACTGTTGATTTTGCTGGTAAGACAGTCACCTTCAACAGCGCCCCACAGGATACCCGTGTTCGTATCAGACGTAGGTTCTTTAAGCTCTGTCCTGGTACTGAGTTCGAGTGCTACACATATAATGGTGAATCTCCTCTTGCTCGTGGTCTAACCTATAGCAATATCCAGATTATTGCCCCTCAGCAACGGTATTCAATAAGTTCGAATGGTAAAAAGAACTATCTAGGAGCTGCCCGTGCTTTTGAGATTGGAGGTTTCAATGAAGTTAATCTTCAAAACTTCTACATCTCTGATGGTGCGAATGATGTGAGTGGTGGTGTTGATGGCTATAGACCTACTCAAGGTCAAGTTACCTTAAGAGCATCAGATAACTCGTTCTTCTGTAGGAACCACGGTTACAGAATTGGGGATCCTGTTAGGTTCTCTAACCTAGAGCCCAACGATGGTTCCACGGGTATCGTAGAAGATGCCACAAATTATTGGGTTAAAGAGATTACTGGTAGAAACAGGTTTACAATTACAACTGAGTGGGAAAAGGTTACTGATACTCGATCAGAATACGATCCAACCAATGCCACTGAAGTCTCAGTAAATGCTAATGGTTCAGCAATGCTCAACGTACTGGGCACTGGAATGTTCCACATCCGAGATGGTGTTAAGTCACTAAGTATTGACGGTGTTTCCATTGATGGATTTGGTCGGATTGAGACTGCTGGTGGTTCTCCTGATGCTACCTTTGATTCTCAAAGAGTGGTGGCACTCCAAGCTATTAACATTGTATCCAGTACCCGTGGTTCTCTCCATGTTAATAACTACCGTTCTAACGATGGTCCTATTCAGGTTGTTAATGGTACTGGTAGTTGGCAATATACAGGCCACATCAGTAACGTCTATGCTTACCAGAGTAATGGATCAACTATCACCTTACAACCCATTAAGTCAACCAACGAGAACTTAACCTTCTCCAATATCACCATTGCTGGTTATCCAGAAGGTCGGAAGTGGGCGACCAATGGACCTTGCCATGATGTCATCTCTGAAAGACCTACAACTGCTTATACCTCCAATGCAGGTGCGGGATCATTGATGCGGAATAAAACAACAGGACAACTGTTGACCAAGGTCACTGATTCAACTAGCAGTGATTTCCTAAACCTAACTGCGCTTGCTTGGGCTGTTTTTGATGGCGGTCAATCTTCTTTCAGTGGCTTAAGCTTTAGACGGCAGAACAACTTTAGTACCACCTGGGATAAAACAAGTTCGGGTACTTATAAGCTGTACTTAGCTGACCATCTTAGGTTTAGTTCGGCTGCGGAAGTTATCATTTTCTGTTCGTCACCGTCGTCTGGTGGCTCGGTTTATGCTAGTAATGTTGTACTCGATTCTGTTGGCCGTGCCTCTTTTACAGTAACTTCATTTAATAGCTCAGGCTCACTAAACAACCCTGGGTATGTTCGGGTTCTGGTGTTTGGTATACCTCTTTGATAAAGCGTTAGTGCAGTTATATCTAACCAGCAATTTATTATTTACAAACAATGATCACACTTATCCGTCCAATCCTTTTTTCATTTATTCAGTCAGATAAGGTCAAACTCCTTATTCTAGATCTTCTAACCAAACTGGCAGAGTCAACCGACAATGAAGTCGATGACAAGGCTGTTGAATTCATCCGTAACGGTCTATTCCCTGCTAAACCTCTGGACTAATGGACTTAGGTGAGCCGCCTGTACTTCCGTATATAAAGCTCCCTGAGGCATTTTCATTACCACGTCCGGTACTAGACATACCACGAGCGGAATTGCCTTATTACAAGCCGCTTGTGGTGCCTCCTAGCGACCTTAGACCACCTCCGGGAGTCAAAGGAACAACACAATCTGACAAAGAAAAACCTAAACCCAAACCTCCTCCGGTAAAACTACCGGACATACCTAAAGACACACGAGAGATAGACATTCCATTTACGGATGTCACGATGCCTCTCCCGTCTAACGAAATACTTGTTACGGCTGGTACTACTGCCACCGTGTCTGTTGCAGCCACCCTTACAGCAACCGCAGTCTTTAAATGGACTGTGACTGCAATGAAACCCATTCTTAAACAAGCATGGACGAAAATAACAACGAACAGAAAAAGAAAAGTTTTCTAGATAAAGTTAAAGAAAACACAGAAGATGAACTACAAATTCTCGGCACATTTGTTCGTTTAGGTGTGGTTGTTTGGAGTGGTTTTATTATCACCCTTAACTACGTCGAACTACCTATGATCAAAAAAGGTCAAAGTGGCGGCGACATTACATTTGTAGCCAGTGTTTTTACTGGAGCTTTAGCTACGTTTGGATTGACTACATCTAACAGCAAACAAAACCCTAAATCACCTGAAACTAAAAAGAAAGAAGAATGAAAAAGCTAATTATTTTACCCCTAATCCTTTCCTTGGTGGGCGTTATTAATAGTAATCCTGCTGAAGCAAAAAGATTAAAAGGAAGGCCAGGTGTCATTACAGGATACTGTACAAAGCGTAATCCTTGTTCAAAGATGCCTCTGGTCCGGATACCAAAGAAATGTAATCTTTGTCAAAATAAACGACCAAGGAGATTCCGTTGAAAAAACTACCACTATTACTACTTTTTTTAGCTGCTCCAGTTTCTGCACAGTCTGTTACCCCACAGTTCACCCAGGGGTCTATGTCATCGACTACCACCACCACGATTGATATTGATCGCACTATTGCACAAGAAATTTATGGTGGTGAACATACATCATGGAGTGGTTCAAACGTTACACCCAGCTCAGATATTGCTGGAGATATGACAACATTTTCAGTGACATCACCTGGCGATCCTTGGTCGCTAGAAATTACAACACGAGAATCAGGGATAGTCGAATCAATCGACATTCAAGAAACAATCAATTCCGTCTCTACTACTACATCGCTCTCTATTTTCTCGCAATAACTCCGGTTTTTGCAAGTGAATCAGAGGGAGACCAAATAACATCTAATCCTGTTGCTGCTGCAACGGGTAATGTAACTAATCAGGCTGTACAATTCCAAAATAATGGAGCACCATCACGTCAATTCTTTGGTGCTAACAGTTCTTGTAATGGATCAACGATGACGTTTAGCCCGTTTTATTTGGGCAACGACACTATTCCTTACAAAGCTGATGGTTATGTTCGTTCTAATAATTATGGTGCACAGATCAATTTTATGTTTCCACTAGATGGCGGCATGATTGAACAGTGCAAGGAAATTGCTAGAAGACACGAACAAAAGATGCGTCTTAATTATGAGATGGTTCGTGCACTTAAATGTACAGAAATTATGAAGTCTGGATTTACTTTCAGGCCTGGTAGTCGTGTTGAAGTGTTATGTCACGACATCATACCAATCGTATCCTTAAATGATAGAAGCAATAGTAACGCTCTCGATAGCAGTAGTAGCAGCGGGAGCAACACTGAACAACAGACTACATCAACGAATAAATAACGTACATGATCGGATTAGTGGTCTTGATCGTCGCATTGACGGCGTAGAGCTGGGTGTTGCTCAGGACTACGTTTCTAAACAAGATCTACGAACAATGGTAGATCGTATGGAAGATCACATGGTGCGTATTGAAAGCAAACTAGATCAAATAGTTCTTAGAAATGGCTAAGAAAAAAGCAACAGAAGACCAGTTTAATGAACTGCATAATTTAGTTACTAAAGAGTTTCTTGCCCGAATTAAATCCGGTGAGGCAACTACTCAAGATTTAAAAGCAGCTTGTGACTGGCTAAAAACAAATGACATTAGTGGTGTGGCCTACGACGGTAACCCACTCTCGAAGCTCGCTCAGGTAATGCCTGAGATCGATCCTGAAATGGTACAGAAACGACTTTATGGCTCAACAGTCCGGTAGCTCTACAGCTCACTACGCCGGTAACCGTAAATCTTTAAACATTAAACGGGCTTACCAGCGCAAATACAACAAGAAAAAGAAAGAGGTTAATCGCAGAGTTGAACTCAAGCGTATTAATCGACAGAAGGGTACCTACGGCAACGGGGACGGTAAGGATGTATCTCACAAAAAAGACGGAACTGTCTTTATGGAGAAAGCTTCTAAAAACCGTGCACGTAATCGCAGCCGCAAATGACCCCCTTACTTCCAACTCCTGATCACTATCTTTACAACCTAATAACCATGACATCCTCTGAAGCCAAGCGCCTTTGGAGGCGCAGTATTAAAGAACACTTTGGCTGCACATGCGTTTATTGCGGAGAGACTTATGAATTACACGAACTTACTTTGGACCATGTACATCCTCGTTCTCTTGGGGGCGAAGATGTCAATACGAATGTCGTACCAGCATGTACCAGATGTAATCAGGATAAAGGAAGCCACCATTGGCGTTCCTGGATGAGGAACCAATTTGGAAAAAACTTACTTCGAGAATCACTTATTTCGTCACACATTAACTAATTATGGC